ACGGAACTCAGACCAACTGTCGACCTTCAACTGTTTGATCTTCTTCCAAACAAAGCACGGCGTCTCTGTCGTCTCATCCACGAACGACTGGTTCGGGATGAACAGCATGAACTCTTGCTCAGTGCGGTTGTACCCACTGAATACGTTGTCTTCGAGAGCAGCTACAGTGTTAATCCTGTTGAGCCATTTCTGTATCTCAGGATCGATCAACTGCGACAGTCGTTCCGGAACAATCGTCTCGGTCAGTGTAGACCGACGGATGCTGTTGACACCGACGATGTCGCAGAAGAGAAGGTCATCACCGACGGACTGGATAGCACGATGCGAGACAGAACCGTACTGCTCGATAGGATCGTTGAAGTTCGGCGTATGGTTACCGTCATTATCGTAGATACCAAGTTCTACAATGACGCGTGCCTCTTCGAACTCTACAGAAACTTTATCTCGAAATACTCCGATGCCTTTGATGTCCGACGATCCTGCCGGTACGACTGAGCCAAGGTCGATGCTTGTTCCATCGTTCGGATCTGCGTCTCCTTCCCACGTGCCACTCGTGTCGACATTCGAGATGTGCAGACGATCCGGATTGAACGGATCACCCGCCATAACGAGGTAGCGACTCGCAGCGGCAACGTAGCGGCACACTGGTACGTTGACATTGCTCCCCGAAGCTAAGTCCTGCAAGTAGTCTACCGTATGATCACGGTCGACGATCACAGGTTTGTCAATGCCATTGCAGATGATCAACTGTCCGTTGAACTGTGCAAACGAGCAGAACGATAGTGTGCCCCATCCGTTAGGAGTACCCGGCAAAGCGTTTGCAAGCGTCTGGTTCCAGATGACAGTCGTATTGCCGATGCCATCGACAGTACCGATCATGCCAGTCTCGTCTACAACAACGATCCTGCTGTTATAGTACGTCTGATTGACGATGCCAGTGAAGCCATGCTCAGCGAAGTCGCAGAACAGCTTCGTCCCGTAGCGCAGAGTGATAGCACCGTCTGCTCCACGGACGAGGTTCGTTAGCTTCTTCGAGTACTGCGGATCAAGATTGAGATCATTGTCAATAACATTAAGACCACCACTGAACTCCCGTAGCGTAGTGGTCTTAAGTGTCTCTTGTCGACGCTTGATCGGCTTCGTGAGAGGCTTTAGGCTCACCGCATCACCATCCAGTCCAACGGGATGTTCTGTGTTCTCTGCGGATCAAGAGCAATCGGCTTGTTGCCGTAGTTCTTTTTCAACTGCTTCAATCGAGCCTCGAACTTGACCTGCATCTTCTGCGCATCGGCTGGCACAGTGCCATCGGACTCTAAGTAGTCCCATGCAGCACCGAAGATCAGCACGTCAGGGTCCAGCTTCACCAAGTCATCTAGATTGAAGTCATCCGGCTTCTTGCGAGCATGGATATAGATAGTACCAGTCGCAGTCTTCGGCCAGAACTGAATGATTTTCGTCGGCTCGTCTTCTGTCAGAGCTTCGATGAAACGAGGCTGTGTGCCAGTAAGCACAAATGGCTGAAAGTCTCTCGGCAGATACGGCAGAGGCGTATGGGACTGCGGAACAAAGACTGCTCGAATGTCATCGAACCTCGTAACGCCTGTCAGCGCAGAGGTAACGACACCAGTCGTTCCGTCCAACGTACGTTGGAACCATTCCATGTACTGATCCCACCAGAGTTCGTCAAACACCATGTTGAACGAACTCTGGAGCTTCCGACCGATGATGTCTTCTGCGTACAACTGAACGCCGGTGCCGGATACCTGCGACAGTTCTTTCACTGTAGCCTGGATCAGATCGCTGAACGTCTTGTATGCCATGCTACCTCCACTCAGCACGATGGGTCCGCAGCGGGGGAGACGCTACGGACCCTGCATCGGCAGTTCTTACGCGAAGTACTGCTCGACGCCGTGCAAGTTCGTCTTATCGAACAACGCGATGCCGCCGAAGACCTTCGAACCGTCAGCAGCGCTGTTCGGATCGATGGTCCCACGCGGATCACCAGTCGTCGCAGTCGCCGGATCAGTCGCAACACCTGCAACGAAGGTGTGCGCAGTGCCAGCAACGGCTCCGTCCTGAATGCTCGACAGGAGAACCTTGGCCTTGAACGGAAGTCCGAAGACATCGAGCGTTCCAAGGTCAATAGTCGTGGCGGAAGTAGCACCGAACGTCACTTCGTCGATGTACTTGAACGCCTTCTTACCGTTAACGGCAGTCGTACCGTTAAGAGTGAAGGACTCCTTCATCGGCTGATTGAGATAATCACGACCGATGACGGTGACGTTCGAAGTAGCCGCACCCGAAGCCTTAACGGTCAACGCACGACCGTACGTACCTTCGAGTTCCGAGAGAAGCAACGTCGTCTGACTGCCAGCCGTCGCAATCGACTGGTCATTCAGAATGGCAGCGGCATCAGCAGCGGCAGGAGCGCCAATGCTGAATTCACCGATGCCGTTCTCTCCAACTTCCGCCGCGTACTGCATGTCAGGAACATGCAGATTAACTCGCTGCGGAAAATAGTCACGCTCTGCCATCTATCCCTCCTTAGCGAACCTTCGGAGCACGAGCACGCGGGGCACTCGTCTTCCGAAGCACGCGGTCCTTGAGAGAAAGCGTCTCGGTGTCCTCTTTGATCACTTCGCCGCTTTCCATATCCACGAGGCCGGGCTGCTTGTGGTAGCCCATCCGTCGCAGTTCATCGAGTGTCTTCACACGAAGAGAGTGTCCCTGTGGGAAGTACACCATGTAACCGAACGGAACTTCGACCTCTTCGATTTCGAAGTGACCGGCCTTCAAGACGTTGCCTTGTGCATCCTTTTCAGGACGAACATACCGCGTCTTCTTATCAGTCACTTGCTCATCTACGAACTCAACTTCGTAGCGAGGTTGGACATCTACGCCCTGCATACCTCACTCCTTAGTTGAGCACGACCGCGTGCGTGCGGAACGCTTTCCACAGGCACAACTGTCCCTGCCAGATGACACGACGGCCAGAGGCATCGACGTTCCACGGAGCGACGAGTTCCTTGACCTTCATGTTAACGTGCTTGAGAATGTGGAGCTTGAGGTACTTCGAGTTGATGAAGTACGTCTTGTTGACGGGGCAATCCTCGTCATACATCATCGGCACATTCTGATGCGACACACCAGTAAAGCCGAGGTCCATCATCCGCTTGCCGTTGCCAGTCTCACCGAGATTGATGACAACCTTGTCACGGACAGCCGCACGATAGAGACGATAGATGTTGCGTCCGCACAGAATGACGTCAGGCTTCTCACCCTTGAGCGTCAGGTCCATGAGAACGTCATCGAAAGCCTCTTCGATGTTCGTCTCGTCGAGATTTCCCGTCGAGAAGTCATACGCAGACGTACGCCACTGCGACTCGGAGGCACGGGAAAGCTGACCGAGCGTACCAGTCGTCGGATCATCGGGAATGACCGACGGCAGACCCTGCGGATCGGAACCGGCGCCTGCACTGTACAGGTACACCGAGAACTTCTCCTTGATGCTCTCTTCAAGCACCTGCATCTTGGCCTTCATCAACTTGAAGACCTGTGCCTCGCCGCGGTTCTCGTCCTCTTCCTGGTCCGAGATGATGACAGTGCCAGCAACACGCGACCACGTGTAATGGACCGTCTCGAACTCATTCGTCTGGTCGATCGGAACAGTTTCGAAGTACTGGTACGACGAAACGTTCGGGTTACGACCGACGATGAGCGGATTGGTGATCTCCCAACCACCATCCTCGTACTCAACACGATTGGTGGCAAACTGCCACGCCATATACGCATTCGACTTAATAGAAGCCATGATGAGCTTCTTACGCGAACGAGTCAGCGTGGAGTGCAGGACCTCTTCAAGTGCCATTGCTCTCTCCGTTACACTCGTAGACCGCTGTTACGCATCGATCCACGAATGATGTTTTCCCAACTATCATCTTCGTGAGCTAGTTCATCCTGTCCTGCAACACGCGTCTGCGGCTGTTGAACAGTCCGTGCCCCACGTCCGTTAGGGAGAGACTGTCTCTGCTGCGTTTGCTGTTGCTGTGCAGGCTGCCTAGCAGGTGCGCGCTGTTGCGACATGATCGCACTCAGCGGTACACTCCAGTCCCATCCATTCTTGATATAATGGTTCTGGAGCATGAAGTACGCCTCACGAGGAGTAAGGGTCGGGTTTCTGGTGAGCAATTCACCAAGAGCCGCATCATGCACATGCGCGTCAGGGAATTCACTGTAGAAGTCATTCACCTGACGGTCGATCTGCGCTTGCTGTTCCTGTTGACGACGCTGCTCTTGGTGCTGCTGCGTCAACGGAGCAAGTCTTCGATCAAGCATCGTAGAGATAGCCTGGGCGTTAACCCCACCGTCTACGATGCCGGTCAGATCATGCCCTAAAGACTGTACCTCCGCAAGCATAAACTTGAGCGTATCCACGGGACTACGCTTGAACTGAGCGAACAGGCGCATACCGGCGACCGCTTCCTGCGGGTTGAGGCCGAGCGACTGTGGTGCATTGGCTGCTTCGCCATGTCCACGAAGTTGTCCTTCAAGCTGCTGAATGCGGGTGTCTCGTGTACCGAGATCACGCTGCATCTTCTGCAACTGAATAGACGCGTTCCGCCAACTCTCGTAGAAACGACGCTCGTTACCAGCACGAGCGATTACTCGTCCTGTTGGGTCAACAAGATCGCCGGCAGCATTAGCAGGCTGTCTCGGCGGGACTTTCTGCTGTTGCTGCTGTTTTCCTGACTGCTGTTGACGACCAGTGTCAGGGACAGTGCCTCTGCGATTTCCAGGCTGTTCTTGTGTAGAGACTTCTTCTGTAGTCTCACCTTCTGATCCAGTCTCTGCGACAGCGTTCTCTTCCGTAGTCTCAGATGTCTCACCAGTGGTCTCCTGGGTAGTACCGCCACCAGTCTCATCATCGAGACCAGGGATGTTACTCAAGAGGGCTTCTTCTGCACTTGCACTAACTTCTCTCGGCACAACACTTCTCCCCGTGTTGGTAGATTACGCGTTGCCTGCTGTTTGCTGCACGTTCTGTACAGCCTGCATAACCGTCTGCAACGCCTGAGACGGACGCATTCCTCTCTGCACCAGTTCCTCTAGCTTCTGCTTTGCTGCCGGAGGAAGTTTCGCAATAGCTTGCTGAACTTGTGCCTGAGCTTCCGGTGACGGTTGGCTGCCTTGATCGCCTTCTGCTGGAGCACCGTTCTGACCAACGTCCGTTGATGGTTTCGGAGCCATAGCTTGAGCAACACCTTGTTCGACAGCCTTCCACATTTCATCAGTCATCACGACTTCATCGAAGGCTTGTTCCATAACCTTCAACATAACCATGACAACGGCAGGAGATGCCTGAACAAACTGTCCGAGCACCTGTCCGAGTTCAATAGCCTCTTTCTTCTTTGCACGAGACGTCGGCTTGTCCGTAGAACCTCCTACGACCTGGAAGTTCAACGTCGTGTACATCTCGTCTGGAGACATGTTGCTCCAGTACTGCTGCGCACTGCGTCCAATGACGGACGAGATGCGGTCAGAAGTGCAATACTGTACACACAGTTCCATCAGTCCGAGGCAGATGTCTCCGAGCCAGTCTTCGATGAGGTCTGTCTTCTCATCGACTCTGATTTCAGTAGCCATCTGATAACTGTCAACTGCCTTGTTAGTCGTGTTGGTCTTGAACTCTTGACCAGCAAGGACGGAGTTGACGGAAGAGATACGAGCAATTGCTTGTAGCTTGCGATCTATCCCTCCTTGGAATAGTTCGGCGTGTTTACTGTAATCAGGTGCCCATGCGAAGAGAACATCTCCGAGCTTCGTCTGTCCGTCTTCACCAAGGTCGATCCCACGGGCAGTACCATCTGCTCCTTTAAGGACCTGCTCAACGGTATCTCGATCAACGACGGCGCTATTGAAGAACAAGTTGTTCTTAACATTGCCACGAGCCCGTCTCTCGGCATCATTGATTTCGTTGATTGCATCCTGTTGATCGAGGTAGTACGTAACCTCGCCTTTCGAGTATCCGCCCTCGGGTTCGACATGGAATTCGAGGCAGTAGTACGGAAAGAACCGTGTCAACTTGTACGGGTCATCCCATACCCACAGCGGCCACGTGAAGTCTTTGTCATGGAACAGGAACAGACGCTTCGTCGTCTTGTCCCAGTACCACCAGACTTTGGTCATCTTGGCACGCTCGTACGCCTCGTCACTGTCGTAGCCGTACTTGTCGCCCTTGCCGCCGTCTTCCTTCTCGAACAGAGAGAAGTTGCTCACTTCATCGTCAAGTGTCGCACTGTTCGGATCAGTACCGGCTTTGATGATATGCGTAGGCTCGAAGAGTGACGCGTACTCTTTGCCGTCTACTTGTTTCAAGTACTTCGCATTGACGAACGCTGTCGGCAGGAAGTCCACCTCAGTCATCCAATTCGCATCAGAGAAGTCAGTCTCTTCGCTCTCAGGATCGACAAAGATGTTGAACGGAGAGACGACTTTCGCAGTGTGACCCTCCGGCTGCGTCAACTCGATAACGTCTTCAAGAGCCTGAATACGGCCTTCGATAACTTCGATATCCTGAGCCGACTTAGCGTTCTCCCACTGCTTAGCAAGATCGTTCAACTGCTTGACGGCTTCATCAGACGCCATGTCTTTGAACGTGTAGCCGATCTTGATGTACGCTCTGTTAGTCAGTAGCGCAGTGAGCACACAGCGTCGAGCCTTGGGCTTCAAGTTGATGCCACGAGGAGCCTTCATTGCAATGATTGCATTGATGAAGTCTTCGAGAGCATCAGCAAAGTCATTCAGGTCCTGGTTTGTCGCAGTAACCTCGCATTGCGGGTTCTTAGCGTACAGGACCGGCAGCATCGTCGACGTATTAGCGAAGACAACGTTCTCAGTCTCCGTCCATGCGTCATTGACACGACGAGCCAGCACACGGTTGCCAGAAGCCTCCGAGTCGATGCCATCTCGATGCATCATCTGATCGTTACAGTAATAACGAACAGCCTCTCTCCAGACTTCTTCGATGCCCTTCTCCTTACGAGCAGCCTTCGCCGCATCGATCCGTCCCTTGGCCATCTTGCCAAACGACTTCGACACAGGGATTTTGCTATCCCCGACTACTTTGTAGATCGGCTGCTTCTTCGTAGAACCCTTCGGTGTCTTCGCAGCAACACCGCCACGTTCCAACGACTGTTGAAGCTGCGGATTGTTGTCAATCGCCTCCTGATCGTCAGCAGCAGGAACATTATTCTTCGGGGGTTTGCGAGCCATCTACGAGCCCTCCTGCGGTGACACCAAGGCCACCAATGCTGAACAGTTTCATCAGATCGTTGACAGAACCAACGGTCGGATGCGGCGAGTACTGTGCCATGACGTTCGTATCCGGCTTCAAGTCACCGACATCAGGCACAGTCATATCGTACATACGAACCGGTACATTCGAACCGATGTTCGACAGAGCAAATGACCGATGCCGTCCTTCATGGCTGCCGATCATAACCGAATTCGGATTGTCGAGCCCGTGATACGCAGGGTTGTCGTATTCTAGATACGGCAAGTCGTCGAACGGTGTGCCCTCTCGGATCAGACCCTCTAGTCTCTTGAACTTCTGAAAATCATACGGGTCCATGTTCATCGGTGATGCGAGGTTCAGGAAGCTACTAGGAGGCATAATAGCCATGTAGCCGCCACCGCCATATTGACTGTCAATAAAACCCTTCGCCAGTTCATTCGGATCGACAATCCTCGATGCATAAGGCATCTCATTCGAGAACCTGTCAACACGATCAACGATCTGATCCACAGACTTCGGAGATGCCTGTAGACCACCGTGTTCTACTTTCAATGCCAGCTTCCGAAGAAGCACGTCTCGTAGAGAAGCCATCAGTTCAATCCTGAGAAGTGACGGTTTGCACGACCTTCTCTCGTCGGGATGTCTCTGTCACCCCACAGTAGATACTTCGGCATCTGCTTGCGGATCGTAGCAGACAGTCCGCTGATCTTCGGCCGACGTGACAGGAGATACTTGATAGTATCCATCGCGTGATCACGACGATCATTCGGCTCGTCTAACGGCTCTCCGGTCTTGCTGTCTTTCTTCCAGTAGTAGTCTCCGAACTCTGTCGGAATGAACTCAAGTTCTTCTGAGAAGAAGAGATACGGAGCAGGTCCTGTCTTGGTGAAGGGACTGATGTGGAATTCCTGAATATGTAGGTAAGACGAGACCTTAACAATGCCATTGATCTTGTCATTGTTGCCTCGTTGCATCTGTAGATCGAACATCTGCGCAATCGTCTTACCGACTGTGTACTTGTCACCAGCCTGCCGCTTGAAGATCGACGGATCAGCAAGCACAGCCTGCGTCGGCTTCATGCTCCACGCAGTACGTATCTCTTTGATCATCTGTTCTTGTGCAGCTACGGACAGCTCTGCCTCGTAGAAGCCATCGCAGACAATCACGTTTCCATAGGGATCAACAAACGAGAGCAAGTAGCAAGCCGGCTGCGCAAGTCCGTAGTCGTATCCTTCGATCCACTCGATGTCGTATCCTTCTCGCTTGAGTTGGGATAGGTACATCCGAATGCGATCGGCAGAGACAAGGTGTTGCGTTTCATCGAAACCGGGATAAACAAGACCTTCATATGCAGCCCATTGTCCCATCAGAAAGCGATCACGCATCTGTCCTCGATACGTGGCTTCGAGTGTCTTGATGAAGTCAGCCTCTAGGTTCTCTTTGTTCTCGTACGTAGAGCCTTCGAACAGATCGATCAGCGGTTCGCCAGTGTCTACGTCGACTATAAGGTCTTTAGTCTTAGCGCCTGTTCGTTTGTAAGTATGGAGCGGCTTGATGAGCTTTCGGTACACCCAGTTCCTTGTGGGGTTGCTCGTAACAACAAGCCACCGAGGACCAGTAGCAGGCATAGTGCTGTCATTACCAGCGTAACGAGCCATGCCGCGAAGGCGTCCGAGTAGATCGTCAAAATCCTTTTCAACAATTTCAGGGTCCTCGATCTGATCGATGACGATTAGATCATACGTAGCTGACAACAGGTTCGAAGTAGTTGCCTCTTCGCTCTTACCCTGCTGTGCCACGTAACGGAAGTTGATGGTTGTCCCATTCTTTAGAGTACATGTATTCGTTCCGCCTGCTGACATCGGAAATGACTCGATCCAGTCACGCGGGCACCACTTCAAGAACTCTTTACGCAGCGTATCGTTCAGCTTCGGATAAGTCGAACGTGCCATGAGGATGTTAGCCCCAGGATAGTCCTTCGCAACCTTCAATGCCTTCAACACGCACACAGCAGCGGTCTTGCCATTCGCAAAACCGCCTCCGAAGAACTGTATCTTCGCACGCGAGTTGTCAAACCTCTCGTGAATAGAGCCTTCACGTAGCTTGTAGACTCGCTTTGTGCTGGTGCGTAGCGACATTACGAAAGAGTTCCGACTTTGCGCAGCGAAACGTCACTGATATAGATCGTCGCACCGGCGTCGCCAGCAGTATTGTCAAGACGAACAGCGATGTTGCACGTCAGGCTCGAATGATCACTGCGGATCGTCAGCGGATGTGTCTTGAGAACACCGATGATGCTGTCAGTAGCGTCTTCGAGATAGACAGTGTAGCTCGACCACGCACCATCATGGTTATTCTGCGAGTCACCTGTACGAGTATCGGTCAAACGAAGCTCAACAGACATGACTTTCGTCATACCGCTGATCTCGAACTTCGCCTCTGCGTACACAACGTCACCAGCGACGACGTTTCCTTGTGTAAACGTCGGCGTAAGGAGCACGAGTTCGTTCGCACCACCAGCAACCGTCGATGCAATGACGACTTTCTGTCTTGCACCCGTAGCAGGACCATCTGTACGCGGGTCTTCTTTACTCGCAACAGCAGTCATCGTCGAAGTAGCATTCGAACGAGACAGCGTCCAGCCAGTCGCAACGTTTCCTGACGGAGTGAACCCGGTACTCGCAGTCTTCGTACCAGAAGTCCCCTGCATGATACCGTAGTTCAGCGTACCATTCGTCAGAAGATTGCCTTCTGGATTGTTCGACGCGTCGTAGATGTCTAGAACATGCTGAACATAGAAGTGCTGCTCAGGGATCAGCGGCTCTAGTGCGTCTGCAAGAGCTTTGCCGATGACATACGCACCCGTCTGTGTCGGATGCAGTCCATCCTGCGTGAAGTCCGTCCTCGGATCACCGTCTGTATTCGCATAATCGATCCAAGCCTGCGTCGGATCAACGAAGATGATCCACTCTTGCGTACGAACGTACTCACGGAGCCACGTGTCGAAGCGCATGAGCTTCTGCAACTGCGACGTGACAAGGTCAGAACGAGGCAAAATGGGCATGACGATCGGACGAATGCCGTATGTAATCAGCTTCGCAAGGATCGCCTTCATGTCGGTGACCATGTCTTGCACGGTCCTCGTTCCGACATCATTCGTACCGGCAAGTACGATACAATAGTGCGGCTTCGGATCAGCGTTGATAACGTCGTTCACACGAAGCCTGATCTGATCAAGCCGTTCACCAGAGACGCCGAAGTTATGTGTCACAGGAATGTGAACACGCTGCAACGACAGAATACGCAGCCACGTAAAGTAGCCGTAGTTGTTGTACGACTGCGACGTATCAGTATTCAATGAGCCCTGTGCAGTGATGCTGTCACCGAGACAAGCGATGACAGGACAGTGCGTGACAGTTACAGGCAGATGAGGAACGTGATCCTCAGTAACAGGAACACCGTTAGGACGATTGCCGCTAAGATCACGATACGTCGTCACTTACTTCCTCCATCTCAACAGCAACGCCATCGATGACGTTGTTATTCGTCTCTTTCTTGATGAACTCGATCGTCAAACCGCCTTCCATCTTAACACGATGCTCATGCACATCGGCAGGACGGAGACCAGCACGATCAAGAATGTCAGCGGCGGCCTTCTGAGCCACCTTCTCATCTTCGCTATCAGCCAACTCCAACATACGTTGAGCAGCAGAACGAGAATTAAGCACCAGAAGATCACGGACTTCTGTAGTGTCTGCGTCTGCGATCTCTTTGATGAACTGTTTGCTGACGGTTGCGTAGACATCGTTAGCCTTGATACGAAGAACTTGGTCAACCGTCAGGTTCATTGCGAGAGCGATGTCCTGATCACTGAGACCGAATGTAGTATACATGAATACTACGGACACCGTATTCATCGTCTTCGGCGGTGCAGGTAGATCAGCAAGCCTACGTCGTGCAGACGTGATCTGCTTCACCGCTTCTCTATTCGTTGGTACTGCAACAAAGCGATTGGGACGGTCACGAATGACCGCCCCTGTGCTCGGATCAATTCTCGTACCGTCTTGCAGAACAAGCGGTTCATTTGAATTAGCGAGCATCAATCGCCTTTGTTACGGTCAATACGACCCTTCACATTCTTCGAAGAGTTCGGGTTCTCTTTCTCAGAAAGCGGCTGCGTATACTTGCGACCGTACGCTTTGAAGTACTCAATGTCGTCTTGATATGCCTGCTTGAGCTTCTCGAATTCAGCCTGTGGCATGTCACGAGAGATAGTGACAGTACCAGTCCCAGGAACATCAATTCGAGTACCGGCTTTAACGACACCCGTTGTCTGTGCCTGACGTTCCGCTGCCTGGATCGACGGATTGTTCGGAATAGGACGAGTCTCTCCAGTCACAGCACTGTCCGGGATCATCGACGGCTTGCGTGTCGGTGTCGGAGGAGTAGACGCTGCATTGATAGCAGCCTCCGCATCTGGCTGACTTTTGCCATTCACTCGTACACTAGTACGTGACCTCGGTGGAGAAGGCATCTCTCCATCAAGACCACCAGTGAACGAAGAAGCTGATGCATCACCAGCAGCCGCGCGTGTCTGTGCGCCGGTAGCAGGCATAGGCGTGGGAGAGGCACCAGCAGTTACCGCGTTACCGGCGGCACGCGCTCTCGGTACAGCAGCCCTCTCCACTGC